CCCCCGAACGGCCCGGGCAGCACCGGCGTTCTTCTCGACCATCATCTGCCCGGGCGCAGTCCCTCCCGGCAAACCATCGAGGTTGGGACTGGCCACGCCACTGGCAAATGCCCTCGCGAAGTCCTGCGAGAACTGCTGCCCCGCGTCGTGCATCGAACCGGTGATGCTGCCGTTCCTGAGCATCAGCGCCAGCGTGTCCACGGTGCGGTAGTGGTCGACCGGCTTCTGGTCATCGTCCTCCTCACGCACGTAGCGGATCACGCTACCATCCGGGCGGATGTGCTCCTCGCCGATGCGCGGCTTCTTCTCGGCCCTGGCTCGGGCACGTTGCGTCTTCTTGGTCATGGCCGGCCCTCCCCGAGTTGCCCGAGGGTCGCCAGCGCCCCATCACGGCTGCGCCGCAGGGTGACTGACTTGGGCGTGGTGGCGATCACCGTCCAGGTCTCACCATCGCCCCGGTCAATCACCTCGCCCTCGGCCCAAGATGTGCTCTTGCGGGAAGCCACAGTGCGCGCACCATAGAGCTTGGTGGCGATGCCGGACAGGAACGCACGATCCCACTCGTCGTAGATCTCGTCGAGCGGCGCAACCACGATGCCTTGCTTGTGCCAAGCAGCGGCACGCATCGCCCGCAGCTCCTCGGCATTCGCTGGTGACTGCGGCGCCATCCTGCCCAAGGAGCAGGGAATCGAGGGTGTGCTCATGCGCATGCCACACCCCCTTGGGCCATCGCCCAGTCCAGCAGCGCCAGCGCATCGGCGTGGTTGTCGTCGACCGGATCGAAACCGCGCGCCTTGGCCGCTGCGATCATCTCGGCCTTGCCGGCGTTGCCCTTGCCCGTCGCGTGCTTCTTGATCGTGCCCACCGGCACACCCTGGTACGGGATCTGGTGGTGTTCGCACCAGGCCGTCAGGTGCGCCATGAAGCCGCCGTAAATATGCGCCGCATCCACACCCTTGTGGTTCCTGACCTCTTCGTACACCACCAGATCAATGCCATCAGCGCATTGCTTGATTTCGGTGAGCCAGCGTTTAAAGCGCAGGTAACGAAAGCCACCACCTTCGAAACGCTGCGGGCGGAAATTCTCACTGCCGCCGTTGATGAGTCCGTCGCGGGCAGAAACTGCCCACCCAAGTTGTGTACCCAGATCAAGGGCCAAAATCGTTGTCGTCATGTTCGTCAGTCCTGTGTTTTGGGCGGTCTGACGGATCGGACAGGTCTGCCGGTTACCCTCTTCACGCGTGCGCGCGTGTAGGCGTAAATCAGTGAGTCTGTCCGATCCGTCAGAACCGCGTCGATTCATGGTTTGGGTCAGTTGTCGGCGTAGGGCGTAAAGCGGTCCTTCGGGGTCTCCTTGAGGCCCACCCCCTGGAATCCCCGCAGTCCCATGCCGTTGCGCCACTTCTCCAGGCCTCGGGTGAGCAGCAGATCAGCGAAGCGCTTTTGCGAGCCCACGAATTCCCCGGCCGCCTCCGCCCACTGCTTCCAGTCGGTAAACAACTCAGCGGTCAGCGACTTGGCATTGGGGTGGCGCACGCAGCGCTCCTCGAGCCAGCGGCCCAGCGCGTCTTCCGCCTCGAAGTACTCGTCCGTCGCATCGAGCACCGATTGCGGCTGGCGCAGTCCCTCGCGCTGCCAGGCCAGACACCCCTCGACACCCCAGCTGAAGATCCCATTGGCCTCGGCCAGCAACTTGGTCTGCAGCTGCTTGTCGCGCTTTTCCGGGGGCACGGTGATCGTGAAGGGGATCAGGTGCAGACGCCGGCGCATCGCCTCGTCGATGTTGCGGATGGCCGGTTTGTGGTTACCGGCGATCACCAACTTGAACTGCGGGACATAGGTGAAGAAGTCCTGGCGCATGAAGCGTGCGGACACCCGGTCACCACCGGTGATCTCCTTGATCTTCGATTCGTTCCAGCGCCGACCCTGTTCGGTCTCGGTCGCGCCGACGAAGCGCGAGCCCCGCAGCCCGGCCAGATCGGTGGGATGCCGATCCCCGCGCGTTTCCATGAAGGTGTCCATGGGCGCGTTGGCGGCGTAGTCCCCAAGCAGCGTGAAGAGCGTGTTCACGAACACCGACTTGCCGTTGGCGCCGGTGCCGTAGAGGAAGAACAAGGCGTGCTCACTGGTCGCTCCGGTCAAGCAGTAGCCGAACATTCGCTGCAGGTAGGACTGCAGCTCGGCATCGCCGCCGGTGACCTGCTCCAGAAACCGCATCCAGGTCGGGCAGGTGCTGCCTGGCACCAAAGTCGCCGAGGCGATCTTGGTCATCCGGTCGGCGCGGTCGTGCGGGCGCATCCGGCCGGTGCGCAGATCGACGACACCCCCAGGCGTGTTGATGAGCCAGATGTCGGCATCCCACTCGTCGGTGGTCGCCGCGTGCCGACGGTCGGTGCGGGCAAGACGTTCCACTCCGCCCACGGTACTGCTCGCGGCGAGCTTGGCTGCGACCTTGCTGCTGTCTGCGCGGACTGCCGCGTGGCGACAGACGTGACGGATCAGGTCGGTCGCCGCCAAGGTCTCCTCCGCCCGCCAGCGCTGCCCATCCCACATCAGCCATTTGCCCCAGGCCGCGATGTAGCGCCAGTCGCGCTGGTAGCGGCGGGTGAAACTCACCGCCAGGGCATCCTCGGTGCCCCAGACCGTGGCATCGCTGTCGTGAGCGTCGTCATGGTCGGCAGCATCGAAGTGAGCCGACGGCGCCTGGTCATCCTCGAAGGGCTGCACCGTGATGCGCGGCCCGGTGGCGATGAAACCCGCCACATCAAAGCCCTCAACCAAGGCATCCGCTGCATCCCATCCCTCGGGCTTATCGTCGGGCGGCAGCAGAATCGCGCAGGAAGTGGCCCCTGCCATGAGCACCGCTTGCGAGGCGGCCTCGGCATAGCCAAATCCCGGCTTGTCCCGATCCGGCCAGATAAGCACGGCTTTGCCGGAGAGCGGCGACCAGTCGCTCTTGTCGACCGGCGCGTTGGCACCGTGCATGGCCGTGGTCGCCGTGATCCCTGCCTCGATCAAGGCCTGCGCACACTTCTCGCCCTCGACCAGGATCACCTGTTCGGCAGCAACGATGCCCGGCTGGTTGTAGAGCGGGCGCGGTTCGGGCGGTGCCATCTTGCGGCGCTTGGCATCCCAAGGGCGGAACTCCTTACGCCCCGGTGCCGGGTCGTAACGGTAGACGCAGGCGATCAGGTTGCCGGCGGCATCCTGGTAGTCCCACTTGGCGGTGGCCGGGCCGAGCTCGTCGACCGGGGCTTCCGGCTTTTTGCGTTTCGGGGGATGGCTGGTGGCCCGACCGACCAGTTGCCCGGCGATTTCCAGCACCCGGGCAAAGTCCGCCTGGGTGTCGAGCCCGTGGTGGGCGGCGATCAGAGCGAAGATGTCACCGCCTTCACCCGTGGCATGGTCGTGCCACAGGCCGGCTGTTTCCCCCTTGAGCGACACCTCCAGGCTGTCGCCAGGACTGCCCAGCACATCACCGACCAGGTATTTCTGGCCGCGCTTCTTGCCGGCCGGCAGCAGCGTCATCAGCACCGATTCCAGCCGCGCCAGCAGATCGGCACGGATGGCGTCGCGTTGTGGGTTGAGATCACCGCCAGCGGGGACGGCCCGCGGCGGCACCGAATTGAAATCAAGCATGGATCAGTCCTCCCTGTGGCGGATGGTTGTGGGCGTGGCAGGTGATGGAATGCACGGGCGCGCTGCTGGCGCTGACCACCGGCTCAGTCGGTAGCGGCAGGACCGGCACCTTGATCGGCACCTTCTGCCAATGCGCCTTCTCGTCCGCGAGGTAGCCGGCCTTGCGGGCGACGAAACGCACGAAGTCCGGATGCAAGCCGACCAGGTCGCACCAGAGCGTGAGGTCGTCCCCGAGCAGAAAGCGCCGGGCCTCGCGCCGCATCCGGCGGTTGGTCAGACACAGGCTGTCGTGGATGGCGCGGGCGAGCACCGCTACCACCAGCCGGGACTCCGGGCACACGAGGAAGGTGTGACGGTTGAGCACCTTCTCGACGGCCTGCAGCCCGACCAGGGGTTTGGGCGGCGTCCAGCGATCCACCCACTCGGTGCGGTAGGTCTTGCGGAGTTTGGAGGGTGTGCTCATGACGCACCTCCCGCCAAATCAGCGCCCTTGCAATAGGGAAACCATTGCACTACACTTTGAGGCATGCCAATCTTGCAACGCTTCGATAACACCCGGGTGCTAATGTATCTCGACGACCACCCACCACCCCATGTCCACGTCAAACTGAAGGATGGGCGTGATTGCACCGTTGATCTTGAGGATTTCGCAATCAAGGGGCGTGTAGCAGAACGGGAAATACGCGAGGCTCTAACCTGGATCGAAACGAACCGAGATTTCCTGTTCAACGAATGGCGGAGGAACAACCCATGAGCGAGTACTTTTTCCCGAAGCTGGAGGCTGTGGAAGCCGTGGCGCCTTATCGTCTGCGCACCACCTGGAGCACAGGTGAAGTGCTCGAAGTCGATGTTGGAGACATCCTGCGCAAGATCCCGGCACTCGCGCCCATCCTGGATGCCGAGGTGTTTGCGCGCGCACACATTGCCGAATGGGGCGGCGGCATCGAATGGTTCGATACCGAATTTGGCGAGGACAACGTCTACGCGTGGGCCAAGGAACAGACCGGCGAAGTCAGTCACGAGATGTTTGGCGACTGGATGCACCGTAACGATCTGTCGCTGACCACGGCTGCCGAAGCGCTGGGCATCAGCCGTCGCATGGTGAGCTACTACCGCACTGCGCACAAAGCCATTCCACGTTCCATCTGGCTGGCCTGCTTGGGCTGGGAAGCCACGCGCCCGAAGACCAAGACACTGCCACGCACTTTGCCGACAGCCCGCGAATACGCTGCCGCGCACGCTTGATTGCTGGAGAGGTGTGCTCATTGCGCACCTCCCCAGCAGCGCTGCGCGTAGGAGCAGAACTTGCATTCGAAGTGGCTGGCCTCGGCAAAGCCGCGTGGCAGCAGCTCACCGGCTTCAGTCGCCTGGATCACCCGCACCGCGCGGTCGGACATCTTCTGCGCCAGCGCCGCATCGAAAGGCACCAGCTCGAACCACAGCTCCTGCGTGTCCTTGTTGATGGCGGTGAAGAGCGCCGGGTTACGGCTGATGCCTTCGACCGTGCCTTCCATGTAGGCCTGGTAGGTCGCCATCTGCGCGGCATAGACCGGCTTGGTGACCGCCACGCCAGACTTGGCGCAGGCCTTCCAGTGTTTGTCAGCCATGGTCTTGCACTCGAAGAGCATCGGGAACGACAGCCCCAGCTCTGGCGGTGCCGCCGTGATGATTCCGTCGACGTGGCCCTTGATCCGGCCACCCGCCACCGAGAACCCGAACTGGCCGCCGTTGGCCTTCTGGTTGTGCAATTCGAAGCCCGCCATGCGCAGCCAGCGCACGGCCAGGTCCTCCAGCACATGGCCGACCTCGAACACCCGCAAGATGCGGCCAGAAAATCCCCGGCCGGGATCGACCGGCGCACCGGCGTACTCGTACTGCAACGCACGTTCACAGGCCACGCCCAGACGGGAAGCACCAAGGTAGTCACGCGGGATCTGCCCGGCACGTTCAACATCCAGCGCCACATCGATGAAGCCCGTTACCCGCTCGTGGAAGGCGGGGCGATGATTGAAGTCCAACATCACTTCGCCCTCCCACGCTTGACTGGCTGCCCTGCCACCACCTCTCCGGTCTCCCACGGCAGGTCATCCTCCAGATCGGCGAAGGGATTCGCCGGATCGAAGGCGGTCGTTGCCAGTACCGGCTCCAACTTGGCCACCGGCTGCGGAGCCTGTGTCTCGTAAGAGGCGAGCCCACGCACCGGGGGGTATTTCGCCTGCTGGTGGTGCGCCGCCATGGCCTCCGTCCAGCCGGTCACAATCGCCTCGATCACCTGCAAGGCCTCGGCCTCGCTGTAGTGACCCAGCGGTTTGTCAAAGCCGATCTCGCCGGCGGCTTCGCCGAAGCACTTCAGGCAGGCGCGCATCGCCGCGCGCTCGAAATCGGTCGGATCAACCATGAGCACGTCCTCCTGCCTGGGGTCGGTTCGAAGCCACTGGCCGTAGAGCGCGTGAAACGCGTCCTGGCACTTGCGGCTGCAAAAGACCCAGTCCATCGGGTACCGGCGGGACTCGCCGACCTTGAAGCGGTTGTCGCTGTGGCCGAGGCCACGGGCCTGCCGGCGGCAAGCCCAACATTGGCCAGCCATTCATTGCCCTCCCTCCAGTGCACCGATGAAGAGGGTCATCTGCAGCGGCTGGCTGCCAAACGCCGTGGCGCAGCGGGTATCGAAGTCCCGGTAGGTCATCGACGAGCGCGCGATCATGGTCACCGCGTGGATCTGCTTTTCCAGGAGGGCGAGACCGCCTTCAGAGAGCCACTGATGGGCCTTGTCGGACAGGCGCTTGCGGTTTCGGATCTCCTCGATGATTTCGCGGGGCATGATCACGTCGTACACCCAGCGCAGCGTGATCTGGCCGATCACCGCCGGCGGGTTTTGCTGATGGCCCAGGTAGTGCCAGCCGAACAGACGAAACAGTGCCCGGTAGTAGTCGGGGCTGAAGCGCCGCTCCCAGCTGGCCACCCGTTCACGCAGCAGGCGCGAGATCAAGGCCTGCAGCGCATCGGGGGCGCGGTGGTACTGGTAGCCGGTGGCCTCGTCGATGAGTGCCACCTCACCGGTCTTGGCCAGGGCCTTCAGGATGCGCTGGCAGTTGGGCACCAAGTGCTGGCGCTTGCGGTGCAGCCGACCTTCGAGGGCCGCGTCGATCACGCCCGAGGCGACCTCGCTGATCACCCCGGCTGGAAAGAAGGCCGTGGTCTGCCCCGACGGCAGGCGGATGCTGCAAGCGTTCTCCTGCAAGACCTCCGCTGCACCGGGGGCGACATCGGTGAGCAGGGTTTTGAGTTGGCTGCCCCGGCGTGATTCGTGCAGGCCGATGGCGGTGGCCAACTGGCGCTGCACATAGCCACGGGTGCCGTCCTCCAGCACCACGGCTTCCACTGCCAGGTCGCCGAAGCGCACCACGCCGTAGTGGCTGGTCGTGAGAATAGCTGTGATCATCATCGTCACGCCCTCCCTTACTGCGCCCAGGCGGGCTTGCCGCTGGGGACGGTAGATGGGGCTGGACGCGATGCAGGCGTGTGGGCAGCCGGTGGCGTGTAGCTCTGGGCCGCGACTGCTGCCGGCGCACCCGACTGGCCGCCGCCCGCATTGCCCATGCCGCCCCTGGGCATCACGCCCATGACCAAGGCGTGTG